TGCTGGTTGTTTTTCCTCCGGCACCACATCTTCTTTTTCACCCTGATTTGAGGCGCTGTAATTGTTATGAACCCACCTCGGATCGTTCGGGTCGCTGATGTCTTCGACATATTCACCGCGCGCGGCTGCCAGTTGTTTACCAACATCAACCGGGTTTTTGGGTGGAATGTTTTTACGTGCTTCGTGCAGTTCTGCCCGTATTTTCTGGTAGCCTGCTTCTGTCTGGCTTACAGGTGGTTCATTCTCCAGCGGCTGTGGGTCCGGATGATGTTCAGTTGTGTCCTGTTCCACTGCTTCAGGCGTTGCTGGTTCATCTGCCAGTTCGCCTGTCGGTTGCTGTTTTTCTTCATCACACTGAAATCTCCCTGCCTCAATATCCCGCAGACATTTGCCCGCCTGACTAAGCCTTGCTGCATTTTCTTCATGGGTTGTTGGGGTGTTATCAGGCACATATTCGTACCAGTTCGGATCGCGAACGCCATGAACGGCAAGAAAGCTTTCGCACCACGTTCGGCGAAGATCAGGATTACCGGGCTGGAGAATTACACCAGATGTGGCGTTGCACTGAAACTGGATCTAGTGGCGAATCCAGGACAGCTTGAGCTAGAACGTCATGCCGCCCGATCCGCAGCGTGGCTTTTTGTGACTAAAGGGTGTCTGAAATATTCCGGCGACCTGGTACGTGTTACGCAGATCATCAACGGAGGGTAGAACGGCATCGGTGATCGGCGGGAGCGCTTTGAGAAAGCAAAATCGGTGCTGGTATGAATCTGTTATCTGCTCTTCTGAAAAGATACTGGTTGCAGCTGGTGTTTATTTTGCTGATGGCTGGTGCGTTTATCGCCGGTAATGTCTGGAGTGACAGGGGCTGGCAAAAAAAATGGGCAGATCGCGACAGCGCTGAATCCTCTCAGGAAGTCAACGCCCAGACCGCCGCCCGTATTATTGAACAGGGCCGCGTTATTGCCCGTGATGAGGCTGTGAAAGATGCACAAGCGCAAGCCGCTAAATCTGCTGCCACTGCTGCTGGCCTGTCTGCCACTGTTAGCCAGCTGCGTACCGAAGCAAAAAAACTTGCCACCCGCCTGGACGCCGCAAAGCACACCGCAAATCTTGCCGCTGCCGTCAGAAGCAAAACAACCAACGCCGACGCCAGAATGCTTGCCAACATGCTCGGAGATATTGCAGAAGAAGCTAAACATTATGCTGGAATCGCTGACGAGCGCTACCGGGCAGGAATGACGTGTGAACGAGTATATGATTCGGTGAGAGAGTCAAATAATTACAGGAGGCATTGAAACTCCCCCTGTAATATTGCTGTAAAAAAGTGACTACATATCATCAGATGGAACCAGATGAATAAGAACAGGTTTTTCACCAGATGAAACTGATAAGTACTCACTCAGTTTTGATATGGCTGAAATCTGTCTGAATAACCTGTCGGGGTGCTGGAATAACAACTTTCCGGAAATTCTTCTGCAATGGATTTTACTTTTAGTGACCATTCGCCTCCTTATCTGTAGAGGTGGGTAACGAATTTAAAAAGCATTCTGCTTACTTAGGGGGAACATCCTGATGACTGCCTGCAATATTGCAAATTCCATTTTCATTGTATGAACCACCTGAATCAAGGCACTCATCTTCCATCAGGAATTTCTGCGACCACATACCTGCATAAAAAACGATAATAATGGCTACGATAATAGTGATGATATTTTTCATTTATGTTCTCTGTGTGTTGTTATTGAAAATGATAATCAATATCGCAAAATGAAATAAATAATCATTAAGTGGTAGTTGTTGATAATTGTTCGCATTTTAAAAAGGTACTCCCGGCGGGGCGGCCTGCCACGGGGCGGCAGCGGCGCGGGATTTGGCGCATTTTTGATTTTTCATGCATCATCATCATGTTGTAACTCTCTGTTTTAATGTAATTTATTTTTAAAAGATGATGGTTTGTATGTTTTTTGTTCATTATATTTTGTTTTTCCGGGGGAGGGCGCGCTAAGAAACAGCCCCAGAGGTAAAAATGGACGGCGAACTGAAGAACCTCAAATGCAATATCTGTCAGCTTGCCGCTATTACAGGGTTACATCGACAGACGGTTGTCAGTCGCCTCTCGGGCGTTCCCCTGGCACCGGGAAGCAATGAAAAAAACAAGCTGTATCTCCTGACGGATGTGATCCGCGTACTGATGGAAACGCCCGTTTCCCAGGCTGCTGAACATCAGGACCCGAATAAAATGACTCCAAAAGAGCGTAAGAACTGGTTTGACTCCGAAAAGGGGCGTTTCTGGCTGGAAAAAGAGATGAAGCAGGTCGTCCCGTTGCCGGAAGTCCGTCAACAAATGGCGGCGATAGTCAAGGCCATTACGCAGGTACTTGAAGTCTGGTCGGATAAACTGGAAAGGGATAAGGGATGGTCTGCGGATCAGCTAAACGAGGCCCAGGATGTGGTGGATGAGGCCAGAATACTGTTAGTTAAGGCAATACAGGAGACCGCAGACGATGACGGGGAATAAATATGGCTCCGCAGCGGCAGTACGCCGGGAGGTTGCTGAATATCTCAGGCCTCCACGCAGAATGCCGGTAGCGGAAGGAATAAAACAATTTATGTTTGTTCCCCGCGGTGCCAATACGGCGGTTCCTTGGGATGACACGTTAGCGTCTCAGTCCTTCCCGAAATGACAACAAAGTCCACGATAAAATGTTTCGTGATGGTTCATTCCTGCAAATTGGCTGGCCGTCCATAACCGTTTTTTCTTCGTCGGATTACAAGCGGGTGGCGCTGACCGACTATGACCGTTTCCCTGAAGATATCGATGGCGAGGGAGATGGTTTTTCCCTGGCATCCAAACGTACCACCACCTTTATGTCTGCGGGGATGACACCGGCAGAGAGTTCGCCTGGTCGGGAAATCACCGATGTGAAATGGCGGCGTTCTTCGCCGCACGAGGCCCCACCCACGACAGGCATTCTTTCTCTTTATAACCGGGGCGATCGCCGTCGGTGGTACTGGCCCTGTCCACACTGCGGCGACTGGTTCCAGTCCGCGATGGAAAACATGGTGGGGTATGGGTGAGGCACAGACCAAAGCCCCGCTGGACAGTCCGGCACTGACCGGTACGCCAACGGCACCAATGCCGGAAACCACAGCTGCAGGTATTGAAATTGCCACGGCAGCGTTTGTGGCTGCGAAAGTGGCGCAGTTGGTTGGTTCTGCGCCGGAAGCGCTGGACACCCTGCAGGAACTGGCTGACGCGTTGGGAAACGATCCGAACTTTGCCATCACGGTACTGAATAAACTGGCGGGCAAGCAGCCGCTGGACGAAACCCTGACGGCGCTGTCAGGAAAAAGCGCTGATGGTTTTATCGAATACGTTGGTTTACGGGAAACGATAAATCACGCCGCCGATGCGTTACATAAATCACAGAACGGTGGCGATATTCCGGAAAAGCCGCTGTTTGTACAAAATATCGGAGCGCTCCCTGCATCAGGTACGGCTGTTGCAGCGAACAGACTGGCATCACGCGGCGGGCTTCCGGCACTGACTGGTACGACAAGAGGCAGTGATAGCGGCCTGATAATGGGCGAGGTTTACAATAACGGTTACCCAACGCAATACGGGAATATTTTGCGTCTGACCGGAACCGGTGATGGAGAGTATTAATCGGATGGAGTGGGGTTAATGGTGCTCCTGCACCTGCATATATTCGCAGCCATCGAGATACCGCCGACGCTGAGTGGTCAGAATGGGCGATGTTCTACACCTCACTAAATCCGCCACCGGATTCGTATCCAGTAGGTGCGGCGATAGCATGGCCGTCTGATGCTACTCCGGCAGGTTACGCTCTGATGCAGGGGCAATCGTTTGATAAATCTGCTTACCCGTTACTGGCTATAGCGTATCCGTCCGGCATTATCCCTGACATGTGAGGCTGGACAATCAAAGGTAAACCCGCCAGTGGGCGAGCTGTACTTTCTCAGGAGATGGACGGCAACAAATCGCACTCGTACACCGCGCGGGCGCAGGATATCGACTTAGGGACAAAAACTACCTCATCCTTTGATTACGGCACGAAATCGACCAATACCACGGGCAATCATACTAACCAGTTCGGCGGTTATATCAACTCATACTGGGGAGATTCCAATCACACCTCATTTCAGCCTGGAGGTGGTGCGTGGACACAGGCCGCTGGCGACCATGCGCATACAGTTTATATCGGAGGACACGAGCACACCATGTATATCGGTCCACACGGACACGTCGTTATTGTGGTCGCAGACGGTAATGCGGAAACCTTTGGTCTTATGGACGGCGGTGTGGATGCTGCTATTACGGCATATTTCGGGTCGCAATTACAGGAACGGGTACAGCAAAATATCATCCGTGAATACCTGGGGGAACAGCCCGTCGGCACCGCCTTTGTTATTGAAACGGGTAACAGTAAACATCCGTGGCTGGTTCACGCCCCGACGATGCGCGTTCCGCTGATTATTGACGGCACCGACGCGGTTTATAATGCAACACGGGCTGCGTTACTGGCAATTTTTCAGCACAATAAAAGCGCCGGAGAAGACCGGAAAATTACATCTGTTGCATTACCTGCAATGGGGGCCGGATGTAGTCAGGTCCCCCCGGACAGCGTCGCCCGGCAAATTGTACTGATATAGCCCCTCCTGATATTCCCTCCAGTCATATTGCTGTTTTTGACGCTGAAACCCAAACGTGGAGTCTGCAGGAGGATCACCGCGGCGAGACGGTTTACGACACAACAACCGGCAATCAGGTTTATATCTCCGATCTTGGTCCGCTACCTGAAAACGTCACATCAGTTTCACCAGGTGGTGGATACAAAAAATGGGATAGTAAGGCTCAGGTCTGGATGAATGATGAAGCTGCGGAGGCCGCAGCCAGACTTCGTGAAGCTGAAGGAACGAAAAACAGACTCCTGCAAATAGCGTCTGAAAAAATCGCGCCGTTACAGGATGCAGTGGATCTGGACGAAGCAACCAATAAAGAAAAAGCTTCTCTTCTGGCATGGAGAAAGTACCGGGTACAGGTAAACCGTGTTGATACTTTAAAGCCTGTCTGGCCGGAGAAACCAGCCAGTAGTTTATAA